TAATTCTATCCTATGCTGCTGTTCGGGTCCAACCTGGCGATTGCGAAGGTGTCTCGCTCGACCAGCCAGGGGATTGTGTCGGTTGATCTGGAGTATAGCTTGGATTTTGATTTGGAACAATACGTCCCCAAACAAGAACCGGATTTACTAAACCCGTGGCTTCTACTCCCGTAACTTCTATAGTAGCCTGTGCGTCTACCGTAACCGCGCCCACTTGAGCGTTAGCTTCTACACCAGTAACAGAAACCTCAACAAAGATGCCAATGTGGACTTCGCCAACACCGCCAACGGCTTCAAGCCCCGTAACAGGGACATCCGCTTCTGCTATAGTGGTAACTTGACCAACGCCGCCCGTGGCTTCTAAACCTGTAACGGAGACATTGGCATCTGCTGTGACAGTGGCGGACCCCACCTCACCTGTGCCTTCAACCCCTGTAACGGAAACATTGGCCTCTGCAACAACCGTTGTAGTGCCAACGCCGCCCGTGGCTTCAAGTCCAGCCGGAAATACATTGGCCTCTGCAACAACCGAAACGCCGCCAACGCCGCCAACGGCTTCAAGCCCCGTTACCGGGACATTGGCCTGACCAGTCGCCGTTACTGTGCCAACGCCGCCTGTCGCCTCTAAGCCCGTTACGTCAACATTCGCCTCGGCAATAACCGAAACAGACCCCACCGCTCCTGTGGCGGAAACACCGTCCACAAAAACCTTGAGGATAGGAGTGCCAAAAGAACCGTCACTCCAGGTGGATCGACCCCACCCTTCATATAGAGTTGACGAGGCCATAACCTAGACCTTACGCGATACGAATGATGGCGTTAGATGCGTCCGCTGTTGGGAATACGATTGTGAAGTCACCCGCCGTTGACGTTTTGTCCGCACCAAAATCAAGCACAACAACCGATGGGTTTGTTACCGAAATCGATGTTGTATTTGGTGTCGTATTATAAATCAACGCGCCACGAGCAGTGATTGTCGCTGTCGTGAATGTCTCATCAGCAAAGTCAGTTAACGCTGTCGTCCCTGAACTCGTCGGGTCTACGTTAGTCAAAGCCTGCCCGGTCGCTGTATAGCCCGTGCCACTTACTTCGTTAGTAGCCGAATAAGCGGTCGTGCTTGCGTCAAGCGTAGCAGAGCTTGTATAAAGTGCGATCTTAAACGTGTCACCGTTTGCAAGATCGAAATCGTGGACACCGAACAAAAGTTCCTTCTTGAACGATGTACACATGTAGTTACCAGTAAAGGCCATGTCACATTCTCCTTATAAGTTCCGCAAGTTCTGGGTGCCCTGCGTCTGTAAGTGCATTATATACCGTAGTCCTGTCGCTTTTAACAGCCTCTCGTAAGTAAAATCCAACCAACTGTACGATCCGCTTCTTGAACGCATGGGCCTGCGCTTGTATCGCAGGATGCGCCTCATCTGAGACAGAAATAATCTTATCTGCACACCGTTCCGCTATTTCTTCTGGCGTAAAGCCTCGGTTTTGAGTGGTGTGTACCTCAACCTTGAAATCCAGTGTATCACCTTTTGCGCTAGGAATCATGATCTATCCCTCACAACTGGGCCTTTGCGGTACTCATCAATAGTCTCTTGAGCTTCACCCAGGTTTTTCAATCTTGACACCGCTTCTACAAATCTTTGGTTATACATCTGCATTACGTTGGCATCGCCCTTCATGTAAATGTACGCCTCGATCAAGCAGGCGTACAACAACGCTAACTCTGCGTTCTGTGACAACCATGTCGTGCCGTCTTCCGCCCCTGCTGTAATAGAAGCAGGGCGGTATAGATAGTGAATGTCTACAGTGTAGGCAGCGTCAGGCGTTGGCGCGATAATAAAGTTATCCACATCGAACTGAGCATAATACTTGGGTTGCCCTGTCGTTGCAGCATCCGGGGTGTACGTCTGTACAAAATCCAAATCTTTATACAACAAAAACTCTTTGCTGCCGCTTACGTCGATGCTTAAAGAAAACGGCGCAAGGAAGTCTGACGGAGCAGCAAGGTACTCGTTGCCGCTGGTCATGTTTCCAAACTGATTCTTTTGGAACAAGTTAAGCTGCACATTTTTTAAAATGCGTTCCTCGGCAAGACGGATAAACAGCGGAAGATTGTTGACAAAAGATGTCTCGTCATTCTCCGTATAATCCTGAATAGCCTGCTTTAGCTGCGCGTATGTAAAACTCATGTCGTTACCACCGTGACTGTTCCAACTGAACCTGCTGCAACTAATTCGTTGTCAGGAGAGATCCCTGGTTGATAGTTAAATCCCACAGGGTTCCAGCCCCACTGCACTGCCCGTTGCTCGGAAAGCTGCGTCTCAGGACGAGGATCTCGTAAAGCCTGCGGATCTGGATACGCCTTGGGTGGATACAACTGCGGATGTTTGGGCTCGAACTCGTCTGGGCCAACCTTGGCCCCCGTCCACTCCACCTTCATCTCACGAAGACGGTAACGGCGACCAGACCGATCAGATATACCCCAAGCATTTTTACCGCTAGCGTATGCCATTATACCCTCAAGTAACTCAAACTAGGCTGCAGTTTCAAAGGAGTCCGACCTTGGTCCTCGTCCGCCGCACGTTGGAACTCTTCTTCATATACCGTCTTCAACAATTGAACGCGCTCCGGCGCACGTTTCATCGCCATGTAATAGGCCAGCCCTGCAACCATACAAGGGAAAAAACGAAACGGCATGTCTGTTGTATTAACCAAAGAATCGGCATCTTCAATCCGACGGACATAATAGTAAATCAACTGATCCGTTGAGTTCTCTGGTACAGCCCAAAGGTTGATTACAGGATCAATCTGCCTGTTCAACCAATACTGGCTAGTACGGCCTTGAGTCGTTTTGTTTGGAAGAGTTGCATATTCACCACGGCTAATACGCTCAACCTCGAAGTCTGTGCCATTTCGACGAACCACCACATCAAGAAGATCAACCACATCATCCGTCAACGTCTCCTGCGCTTGACCCTGGGTAAGGGTGATTGTCCCCTGTTTAACTGTCCACAGGTTTAACCCACGGTTAGCCCAGTCTGCAAACATCAGATTCAAGGACCTACGCGCCGTGCGAGCATCATAGCCCGTGCGAACCTCTAATCCACACCGCTCATACGCTTCTTCAATAACCTCCCCTACATCGAGGTTAAAATCTCTTGAACCTGAAGTTGCCATTACATCTCGCCTTTATAAGACCCGCCACGACCAGCCATTACACATCCGCCGTTGGCATAGCCAACCTTACCACCGCGCATCATCTTAACTGGCCCGCCACGCATCATCTTAACTTCGCCACCGCGCATCATCTTGTTGACCCCTCGGCCTTTAAGAACATCTGCTTGTGTGACTTTACCATCTCCGGTCAAATCTGGGAACTTTTTACCTGGCATTTTAAACACTCCTTTGTCTACGCATTAGTATATGCCGTTTATAGTCGTCAGGTTCATAATTTTTATAGTAGCCTAGTTTCTCAAGTTTTGCAGCAGCATTCTCTAGATCGCTCCAACGCTGCACAAACACGACGCCTTCTGTTCCTGAATGAAATGCAAGCAGCCAAATGTCTTTATCAACATCACTGAAAAAGCTGTTTAACGCATGACATCGATCTTCTAACGATTGATAGTCGTCAGTGTAATCGTAGTCGAAGAACATGGCAACTTTATACCCTTTAGCATTAAATCCTGCACATTCGTGTAAAACATCTGACCATAGATTATCTGTTACAACCGTCTTAACCTCGCCCGCCTCGTAAACCTGCAAAGCAAACGGACAACGAGGAACATTGTTGTTAAACTCAGATGGCTGCGCCAAATCTTTTACCCAAGACTCTATCAAAACACCCTCACTAACCCGCCATTAGCTTTCCAGCTAATCCGCTTAGACGACTTCTTCTTTTTAGACGCCGACGTACACTGCGCCATAGTAGGACGACAGGCCGGATAACCCTTGCGCTTTTCGCCCTTCTGACGACCACAGGGCTTGCCTGTCTTACAGTCAACCCAACCCTTCCCGTCATTCTGGGAAAACCATTTGCGTAATGAGTTGTCCTTCTTCGCCATCAGTAGTTATTCGTCTCTTTACGACGCCCCTCTATAACTCCGCCGCAGCCGTAAGCAATATAGCCGCCGTCCTTCATCTTCTTCTTTACAGGGCGCTTACGTTTCTTAGAAGATTCGCCCCAGTTGTCGGCTCCCACCTTTCGACACTTGGCTACCGCTCCGCTTGCGTATGCGCTGGGCCACACCTTGTACCGAGCTTTGACCTTCTTTGCGCAGGCGTCGAGCTTTTTCTTTTTCTCGGCCATCAGTTGACCTCTCTGGCGGCTTGGATATTTGGAACGGCATCTGCCCACGGCCTATCATAACGTGCCTTTCTTGTTGTCAATTCATCAACAGCTTCGACTAAGTGATCTAGCTTTACATCTATCACTTCAGTTCGTTTGTCTACGGCGATCAAAGTAGAAACCATCCACACGATCCCTGCAGTGCAAAGTGTAACCGCGCCGCCCCAGAAAATAAGTTGTACGTTCTTATCCAAATCAATCACCACATCTTGCATGACCAATAACGGGCCGATAGTTTATCTAACTTCTTTGTATCACATCCATGCCGCGCCCGAAAAGACTTCCTACGCTTGGGATCCGACTTCTTGATAGTCATGTTGGCATCACCAAAACGAATAATCTTCTCCTTGCCGTCCTTACAGGCCTTCACAACAGACTTCTTGCCGCCAGAAATTTGGCGCTTTGGCTTGTTGCATTTCATCTTGGACTTGTCGATCTTAGCCATAACTACTCCACAATCACTGATATGGTAGTGTTACTGGGAATCGAAGCGTAGACACCTTTTTTAGCTAGTATACCGTCCCCAGGAAGAAATATTTCTTCCATACCTTGAGAAGTTTCATCGACTCTAAGTAATACCTTTCCGGACGCTTCTGAAGCGTTGTCGTAAAGTACGACATGCCCTGTGGCTCCTGATTCATAGGTTAAAAGCACACCTTGTACCCGGCAGCGCCGTTGAACCAACGCTGCCGAAGTCTGTGAGTAAAAGGATGTTACTTCACTCCCGACCATCTCAACACCTACGACAAGATAATCGTAAGCTGATTTGCCGAGCCCGTGAACGCATCAATGTACACTCCTGCGCTGGCAATGATGCCGTCGTCAGGAATGTTCATGACGTGATGCCCCGTAGGAAACGTCTGAGTCAGCAAAACTGTGCCGTTGGTATCGCCGTTTTTTATCGTAAACGCGCCTGCGGCAGCAGCATATATAACCACCTGACGAAGACGAGAACGAGTAGGCCCAACAATCGCAGCCGTTGTGCCTTGAACCCAATTATATGCGGTTACTGGACCTGCCATGAGTTATCTCCTTACGGACGAATTACAGTGTTATATGCCTGTGCATACAAGATTGTAATTACGGCAACTCCCGCAGTAGTTGCTGCACTGTTTGTAACCGTCAGCTTTAAATCCGAGGTTCCTGTGTTAGCCCACTCGCCTGTCCCACCACCTTGTGTAGTGACAGTCTTGAGACCCGCAGTCGTGCCCGTTGCCAAAGTGTTAAGGATTGTAGTTGCACCACCAACGGTGTCACCAACGCTGATGTTGGTTGTAGCATTCGCCGCTGTTGATAGATCAACAATACAATCAATAATTTTTGAGTTTGCTGGGATGACCATGTCAGTCGAACCCGCTGCAATCGCGCCACCAGAAAGATCCATGGTGTGCGTCTGCATCATTACAACATAGCCTACGTTGGCAATGTCCGAACCAACAGTAGTTCCTGTTGTGTTTTTAATGTTTCCTGCCCGAATAGGACCTGAAAAAGTTGAATTAGCCATGTTGATCTCCTGTCTTGGCTGGTGTCAGTCGCCCAATGCAACTGTCAGGGATGCCTAAACAATACAGAAGAATAAAACAAAAAGAAAGGGGCAACCGAAGTTGCCCCCAAGATACAAACTGTATCTATTCTTAGGCTGCGCCTGGTGAACCAAACACGGCACGAGGATCGCTAAAGCCGAAGCTATAACGCTCACGCGCTTTGAAGCGCATGTTACCTGTGTCGAAGTCAGATTCCATGTTGGTGGACATTGGAGTCCGCTCAAAGTGGACGAAACCACGAGGTGCGTCTGTCTTGATGAAGAACGCATCTGGATCTGTAAGGAAGTCGTTGACGGCATAGCCTTCAGGCAACATCCCCATAGAACGGATTGCGTTAGTATCGTTGTCCGCTGTGCCAACACGCAAGTTGGAAACCATCAAACGCTCTGCAACGAATTGCAGCTGACGTGGGAGGATCAACTTCATGCCGCGAAGGGCAACTTTAAGACCACGCTCGTCAACAAAACCTGCGATGTTGATCAAAGCATCTTCGAGAGATGTTTCGTTCAAGTCCGCAGCTACTGCTGGTTCGTTGGCAAACGTACCACCGGAAGTAAGTGGGTGGTTAGTTGCACACAAAGCAACTCCGTCACCGCCAGCAGATGCGCCAGCAGTAAAGGCATTGTTAAGAACTGCAGCAGCCTTAACTTGCTTTGAGTGTGCCATTGAACGAGCCAACGCACGGGTGTAACGCGAACCAAGACGATCATAGAGATTGTCTTCGATAGCTTCCTCAGTGATTGAGAATGCCAGCGCCACTGTTTCGTGGTTGTAACGAGCAGTGTATGCTTCGTTAGCGTCGTCAAAGTTAATTGCACCACCTTCCGATTTGGTCGGTGCTGCGCCGAAACCAGACAACATAACTTCCTCTTCGAATGCTCGATCAGAAGACTCTGTTGTAAAGATCTCTGCGTGTTGGTTTTCGTACCGGGAGTACTCCATACCAAACAGCGCGTTGAGGCCTGGTTCTAGCTCTTTCGCTAGTTGTGCGCGTGAAATAGCCATTTGTTAGACCTCCTTATACGCCTGTGTTCGCTACTGTACCAGCAACAATAGCACCGTTTCCGGAGTTAAAGCTGTTGTTCAGTCGAACGATTACGGGGATACCAGCCGCTGTGAAGTCTTGGTTTTCAGGATCGTCCTGAATACCGACAATGCGCAACTGAAGCGCAGCGGTGGTGGCGATTGTGCTGACACCCAACGTAGCAGAAGAAATACCAGTGGACGAAACGCCACTTGTACCCGCTGCGAAGTTCGCATTAGCAAACACATGACCGCGAGCAGTAGCTTCGCTTGTGAGCGATGCACTGGATGCGATTACAAATGTTTGATTTGGGTTGTCATAGACAAAGGCTTTGATGGGATGATTAGAATCCGCACCCGAACCAGGCCATTGGTTAGAGAAAATCTTTTCACCAGTAGTAGACGAAACGTATTCACATCCCCAGAAAACACCAAGAAGACCCACAGTGCCCCCTGCAGCCGCGCCAACAATGTCAATAAAGCCAGTTGAAAGCGGGATAACA